TGGGAAAACTACTTGGTTAACAAAGATGGCCAATTCTGCGTATGGTCAAGGCGCAAATGTACTACAAATATTTTTTGAGGATAATGTACCTGATATTCGTAGAAAACACTATACCGTTTGGACGGGAATTTCGGGTGATGATTTACCTAAACATAAGAAAGACATCGTTGAGTTCATTAAAGATATGAAATCTCGACAAAAAAATGCGTTGAAACTCTCTAAATTACCAGCACACGGAACTACGGTGGCTGACATAAAAAACAAAGTCAGAAAAGTAATATCCGAGGGATTTGTTCCCGATATGATTGTAATCGATTATATTGATTGTATATCTGGCGGTGGTGTGGACGGTGAAGAGTGGAAAGGTGAGGGAGCAATCATGAGAAGTTTAGAATCCATGACCGACGAATTTAACGTTGCGATATGGGGTGGAACCCAAGGTAATCGAGACAGTATTGGTTCTGAGGTCGTTACGACGGATCAAATGGGTGGTTCAATCAAGAAAGCACAAATCGGTCACGTTGTAATTTCTGCGGGTAAAACTTTGGAACAAAAGGAACATAATCTCGCCACCGTAACTTTACTTAAATCTCGTATCGGAAAAGACGGAATAGTTTTCAATAATTGCCTATTTAATAATGAATTACTGGAGATAGACACAGACACCCAAAACACCTTGTTAGGACATAAAGAACAAAAAGCCGAAGAGAAAAAGAATAGGGCGTTCGATGTTTACAAGGAAAGTAGAATGAGGAAAAAAAGAATCGATCAGGAAATTTCAGGAGTCAAAGAGTTAACCCCAATTGGTGAGCTTGTTCCCGAAGAATCCAATTTCGATAAAGAAGTTCCTGTGATAGATCCAGTAAAAGAGCCAGTAAAAGACCCCGTGGAAACACCTGTCGAAATGACACCACATGAAAGGATAAAACGGGCTTCCGAAGTCTATAAGGCAAGTAGACAATTACAAGAAGTATAATAAAAAAATTTTGAACAAATAACTATGTTGGAAAATTCTTACAAAAAACTAACAAAGGAACAAGTGTTGCGGACGGCGCTTGAGTACTTTAAAGACGATGAACTGGCCTCCGATGTCTGGGCAAAGAAATATTGCCTCAAAGATGATAAAAACTATTATGAATCGACCCCCGATGATATGCATTGGAGGATTGCAAAAGAATTGGCTCGTGTTGAGTCTAAATATCCCAATCCTTTAAGTCTTGAAACTATATATGAAACCTTAAAGAATTTTAAACGAATAATCCCTCAAGGATCACCCATGGCAGGAATCGGTAACAATTTTCAAGTTGTTTCTCTTTCCAATTGTTTCGTAATCGGTAACCCAGGAGAAAGTGATAGTTATGGTGGTATAATGAAACTTGACCAAGAATTGGTTCAATTGGAGAAAAGACGTGGTGGTGTTGGTGTTGATTTATCGTTTGTTCGTCCATCCGGAAGTCCCGTAAAAAATTCAGCAATTACAAGTACAGGGGTGCCACCATTTATGGAAAGATATTCTAGGAGTACCCAAGAAGTGGCTCAGGATGGTCGACGTGGCGCTCTTATGGAAAGTATATTGATTAAACACCCAGATTCGGAGAGTTTTATCGATGCTAAATTAGAAGCTGGAATGGTGACGGGAGCAAATATCTCAGTTAAATTGGATGATGAGTTCATGACGTGTGCCATGGAAGGTAATCCGTACAAACAACAATTCCCTGTTACTAGTACAAATCCATCACACGTTAATGAGATTGATGCACAGAAATTATGGAAGAAAATCATTCATAATGCTTGGAAATCGGCAGAACCCGGAATTCTTTTTTGGGATACAATTATAAATAATAGTGTTGCTGATTGTTATGCACATTTAGGTTTCAATACCACAAGTACTAACCCATGTGGAGAAATTCCACTTTGCCCGGACGATAGTTGTAGATTATTAGCTCTCAATTTATTTGGATATGTGGTGAATCCTTTCACCGATGAAGCATATTTCGATTGGGATCTTTTTGAAAAAGACGTAATCACGGCTCAAAGATATATGGATGATATCATTGATTTGGAAATTGAAAAAATCGATGCTATTATTGAAAAAATCGATTCGGATCCCGAAGATGAGTCATTAAAGAGTGTTGAAAGACAATTATGGGAAAGGATTAAAGATAAAACAATTCGTGGACGTAGAACCGGACTTGGTGTAACAGGTGAAGGTGATATGTTGGCTGGATTAGGTTTAATTTATGGAACTGACTCAGGAAATGATTTTAGTGAAGAGGTTCATAAAAGATTGAAATTAAGTGCTTACAGGTCAAGTGTCATCCTAGCACAAGAACGTGGATCATTCCCGATATACGACTCAAAACTTGAGGAGAATAACCCATTTATTCTCCGTATCAAGGAAGAAGCTCCAGAATTGTATGACCTGATGGTGAAATATGGCCGTAGAAACATTTCATTATTGACCATCGCACCAACAGGTACTTCAAGTATTATGACCCAAACCACTTCGGGTATAGAACCAGTATTTCTTGTTGTTTATTTGAGACGTAGGAAAATTAATCCACAAGAAAAAGGAGCAAGGGTTGATTTCACAGATGATGAGGGTATAACTTGGCAAGAATATCTTGTTTTCCACCATAATTTTGAGTTATGGTTAAAACAGAATGGTTATGACATTGAGGAAGTTAAAAAGATGGCCGTTGCGGATATCTATAAAGAGATCGTACCAAAATCACCATATTATAAAGCAACTTCAAATGATGTTGACTGGGTTAAAAAGGTTGAAATGCAAGGTAGGATCCAAAAACATGTTGACCATTCTATTTCGGTAACTGTAAATCTTCCAGAAGACGTTACAGAAGATGTCGTGGCTAAAGTATATGAAACAGGTTGGAGAAGTGGTTGTAAAGGGATTACCGTATACCGTGACGGGTCTAGGAGTGGTGTATTGGTAAGTAGTGAGAAGAAAGAAGAACCCGTCCCTGAAGAAATTCATGTACCACGTAGACCAAAAAGATTAAAGGCTGACATCCATCGATTCCAAAATAACTTAGAGAAATGGATAGCTGTCGTTGGTATTAATGAAGATAGACCTTATGAGATTTTCACGGGTAAATATGAAAATGGATTGAGTGAATTACCAACTAACCTAAATGAGTGTGAGGTTGTGAAACACCCTGTCGAGATCGAGGTTGAGAATGAGATGGGTGAGATAGTGAAAAAGAAAATAAAACGATATGACATTGAATATGTCGATAAAGATGGAAATAAACACACTCACAAAGGTTTGAACCACGCTTTTGACCCGGAATATTGGAACTACGCAAAACTTGTTTCAGGGGTTTTAAGACATAAAATGCCGTTGGTTTATGTTCAAGCCTTGGTTGATTCATTAACGTTCCAGGAAGACCACATCAACACATGGAAAAATGGTGTGTCTCGTACCATTAAGAAATACATCAAAGACGGTGAAAAGGGTGTGGGAACTTGTCCAAACTGTGGAAGTGAGAATCTTGAGTACAAAGAGGGTTGTTTAACTTGTATGTCATGTGGTAACTCAAAATGTGGATAAAATTAATAATTAAAGAAAAAAACTATGAAAGAACCGATTTTTGAAATGCATCGCTCTGAAGCGACCCAAGTCTTATTAGGAAAAGATAGATTTGCATCTACCTATTCTAATTTAAAATTAGCAAGTTTACTTGAATTTCATTTTCCTGAAAAGAAAAAAATGTATTTGGTTAAGGAAGACCATCTACCATTGGGGGAATACACCGTAACATCTAAATCTTTTTAATAAATTAAGAATTATTCAGTTTTGAAAACGTGGTAATTAATTTTATCACGTTTTTTGTTTTAATTAGATATTTATAGGATAATACTATTGCTATGGGTAAGAAAACATTAATTCTAACTGAGGATCAATTAAAAGGAGTTCTCGATAATTTACTTAACGAACAGGTTTATACCGATTTTGATAAGACTTACGATTATAAACTTGCTGGTAATATGTGGTATACCAGTCGAAAAGGACAAAATAAATGGATCTCATTAAAAAAGGCCCCAGCTGCAATTAAAAAATTAAATTCTAGATATGGGAAAAATGTTTCAACAGGTGAAGCCCCACCCAAACCCGTAGTACAAAAACCA